GGCGCCCCTGTTTGGAAGGCAGGGCGAGACCGTGCGCGCCGCACTCACGCCACTCACCTTCAGCGGGTTCACCGAAAACGTACTGCTCAGTGATATGACCGGCGGGGCAGCAGAGCAGCGTACGTCTGATCACGCCACGTTCTCCTCAGCCGTCACCACAAAGGCGCCCTTCGGGCCGATGCCGGCGTGGCCAGCGTAGAAGCGCTGCAGGACGCGCCACACATATCGGCGGGTGTGCGCGTGCGCCGGGAACGTGTTGACCTTGCGGGCCGGATCCCAGCGACGACCGGGGATGGCGCGCATCGCGCGGACCGCACCCTCGTGGTACGGGGCCACCACGATCAGACGGCCGCTCTCCTCGGAGATGCGGATGTCCACCCACACCGCTTCGAGTTTGTCCGCCAGCTTTTCGAAGCCCAGGCGACGAAGACGGTCAAGGGCCTCAGCTACCGCCCCTGCGCCGACGTAGCGCAGCTCATCCACGGCGTCACGGGACGCGCTGATCGCCAGCGCCAGGTGGTAGACGATCTCATTGGCTTCCTTCTGCGCGGTGTCGAAGGTGGCGTCGACGTCCACGTCGGGCTGCGTCCAGTCGACACCCTCCGGGAATACGACCTCCGTCATGTACTTCTTGAAGCAGTCCGGGCCGATACCGCGCTCAACGCTGACGGCGTCGAGGAGCGGGCGGCGGCAGACCACGCAGTGGGTAGCGAGGAGCTTGCAGGCAGCGGCGTCGGTGTAGCTCATGCCTTGGTTGTACTGCATGATCAGAGTTTGTGCAAGGAGTAAAATGCAAAAACTTTCGATCAACGACGCCTAGAGACGGAGTTGATCAGCTCCGACAACACGCGATTGACCGCCTTGGCATCACTCGCCCACTTTCCGATGAACTGAGACTTCCCGCCACGCGGCGATCCGTCGACCAGCAGCTCCACGTCCGACGGTAGCGCGATCGGCGCGTCCGTGCGCTTCAGCAGCTCGACCAGCACCGGCCAAACCGCGGCGTAGCCGCCGGTAAGGTACGCGGCGTGCAGTGCGGCGAGATCATCCTCCGACAGGTCATCCCGGATGAAAGCGGGCTTCTTCCAGAGCCCCGCTTCGATCAACGGGCCGTGGTTGTGGTTGCGCATGAACCAGTCAAACCACTGCCGCGGTTCCATTCGAGCCGCGTTGCCCCGAGCCCCGTACTCGGACTCGTCGCCGCTGTTACGCCGTCCCATGTCCTCCGCTTGTGCAGAGTCCGGTGGGGGAATCGAACCCCCGACACACCCGTTGATTAGGCGGGCTGCTCTACCGCTGAGCTAACCGGACAAAGGGCCGAGGCCCCTACTTCGCAAGCGCACGCATCCGCGTGGTCTCCAGGAGCGGATCGTAGTCGTAGACCATCCGGTTGCGCCCATCCGGTATCGCATAGCCTGGGTCTCGCGGGATCATACCCGCTGCAACCTCACCGCCCGTACGGAAGGCAGCCTCCCGGGCTTCCGGGTTGCTGATGCTGGAGATCAGCGCGCGCCACACCGTGGCCAGAGTGGGCAGACCCAGCTCATCGCGAAGCCCGGTCCACAGGTGCGCCAGGTGGGTCTCACCACGCAGCTCCAAGATCGAACGGCAGTACCGGAGCAGGTACGCGTTCTTCTCGTGCTCCATGACGCCGACGACGAGGTACGTGCCGCCCTGGATCGCCTGCGCTACGAACGGGTTGATCGGATGGACGCGTCGACGGGACAGCGCCAGCATGCCGTGTACCACGGTCAACTGCGCCCGCGTGTGCTGCAGACGCGCTTGAGCGTCCATGTACCCCTCCCGCTGGGAAGCGAACCTCCCGCGGGTGATCGCCTTGTCGGCGCGGGACCGCTCGTTGAGGAGCGCCAGGACGCGACGCAGGTGGTGGCGAGCTTCTCGTTTGCTGATCTCCATGACGGTCTCCTACCGGACGAGAGGAAGGTGGCGCACCAAGTGACGCACCACGGACTTGCGCACCGGCCGGATGCCGATGGCCATCAAGGCGCCGTCCCAGGGCGGGTCCGACTCCCGGATCGCGACATGGTCTACCCCGTGCGCCAGCAGGACCGCCTCCAGGACGGCGAGCTGTGTCGGGGTAGCATGGAGAGCCACCGCGAACGTGGAAGGTTCAGCGGGGCCAGATTCGCCAGCAGCGTGGATGATCTGCGCAGCTTGGACACCAGCAGGGGCGTCCGCGCGCACGATCACGTAGTGGTACAGCGGCTCAGCGACAATCCGAATCCATGGCCTGAGGCTAGCCATTCGACCACGGCGCGTCAAGGAATGATCGGACGGACTTCACCAGGACCTCGACCGGTAGGTCTGGGTGGAGCTTGGCGACAGGGCCAGGAAAGTTGATGGCGAAGCGCTCGGAATTGCGGCGAGACTCGACCACCTCAGATCCACCGCGGGTGAGCCCACGCAGGTACCGCCGGGACCGGGCTAGATGTAGACCCTCCAGCAGGAGGAGGCGTCGATCACACCCGTAGGTCTTAGCAAGGATGTCCTCCGTCATGAAGGCATCCCCCTCCAAGAGAAGCAGCCGGTAGCCGAACAGGTGCGCCTTCCACCAGGAGAGGGCGGCGATCGCTTGGCACTTGTTGACTCGCGGACCGTCCGCTTCCGCGCCGCGGTAGGTACCCACGGCGACATTGTCACCAGAGGCGGAGAACCGGGGCCAGCCGTCCGTATCAATCAGTGCGACCGGTGGAGGCAGGAATGCGCGGATCAACGTGGTCTTACCGATGCACGGCTCACCCAGGACCCAGAGGACGGTAGGCATCAAGCGGTGATCTTCACCGTGCCGTCATCAACCTGCAAGCGGAGAGCAGCGGGTAGATGGCGGATGAGCGCGGCGTTGTGCGTGATCACCACCACACAGCGGTCGCGGGACAGGTCCTCCAACGCCGCGGTGACCGCATCAATGCCGTCCGGGACGTCCAGGGCGTCGAACACCTCATCGAACCACATGGTAGGTGTGAACCGATTGTGGGCAGACTGGGCCACCTCCGCCAGAGCCAGCATGATCGCCACGTCAATGCGGCGACGCTCACCCCCAGAGGTCGCCTTGTACCCGCGACCACCACCCGCGCCGTCTACCTCCAAGCTGATCGCGTCCGCCGTACCACCGGACTTCTTCTCCGTGTACGGGGACAGCCGGAGGGTGAGCGGGGCGTCAATGCGGGCGATGCGGTTGAGCCACACGTTGGCAGCGACCTCCAACCCCTTCAGTGCGTCCATCAGCAGGTGCGCCCGCGCGCCGCGGGTGCCGAGCACTTGATCCGTCGTCTCCAGGTGGGCCAGCTGTGAGGTGTACCGGGTAACCTCCCCGGTAGCCGCTTCCCGTTCCGTCTCCAACGAGAGCAGATCCGCCTCAGCGCGGTGTACCGCCTCCAGCGCTTGTGCGTGGCGTGCGATTGAAGCCTCCGCTTGCGCGATCTCCGCTTTGACCTGCGCCAGCTCACCCTGAACACGCTTGAAGTCAGCGTCCGCTTGCTTCCAGCGATCCGCGCTCACCGTGGGTGGGACGCCAAGGGCGGCCAGCTCTGCCTTCAACTTGTCCGCTTCCATCGCCTTGTGCTCAGCATCCGGCCAAGCGCGATGACAGGTAGGACATGTCTGTGACCCTGCCAGGGCCTTGATCTGCTTCTGCAGCGCTTCGACCTTGTACCGCTGCTCGTTGACGTCCTTCTCCGCCCGTCGATACGCCTCCAGCTCGGTGCGCGCAGCCGCCCCTTTGAAGGTCAGCTCCGCCTCCAGGGCGGCGCGCCGGTCTTCCAGCGTGGCCAGGTCTACGCTGGGGGCCGCAGAACGGGCGAGCGCACGCAGGGTGTCCAGGTGCCGGGTCACCTCCTCTAACCTGGTCTGGGCGCGGTTGAGGACCAGCTGGGCCTGGGTCTTGGCCAGCGCGGCAGCCTTCTGGTCTACGCGGCAGCGCTCCAGGGCCATGTCGAAGCGCCGAAGTCCCAGCAGGTTCTCCAGCAGACGCTTTCGATCCGCGTCGGTGGCGGTGCTGAACATGTCCGCCGCAGCGGTGCTGAACACGCAGCTGCGCCGCCAGGTCTCCCACTCCCCGAGCACCTCATCGATGTGCTCCTGGGCCTTCGTAACGTTCTCGAAAGCAAACTCCTTCGCCCCCTTCACCGCGACGTCCAGCGACTTCTTACCGGCGGGGTTCCAGCTCCGTGTGATCTCCATGCCGAACGTAGTTTCGACAGACACAGCACCCTTCTCCCCCTCCCGTCGGGGGTCGGTGCCGCGGATGGTCTTCCCCCATCCAGCCATGCTGACCGCCTCCAGCAGCGCGGACTTCCCGGCGCCGTTCTTACCGGTGACCAGGACGATACCGGTGGGTGGAAGCGCAACCGTCTGCGGGCGCGCGTAGGACATGAACCCGTGGAACTGGATCTCGCGGACTTGCACCTGGGCTACTTGCGCGACGGAATGCGCCGGAAGTGGGCCTGCACCGTGTAGGTGTTGACGTAATACGTCCCGTGCTCCACCTTCCACTCCTGCTTCACCGCTTTGACCCGCGCACGCATCAACCGCGGGTCAGGGACAGCGAGGGCCGCATCCATGCGCCGACGGAAGTCCCGGAGCATCTGGGCAAGCTGGCGGTTGAACGCCTTGTCCTGATGGGCCGGCTGCCGGGTCACCCCTGCATCTCCTTCCCCGTCAACAGCTTGGACAGGGCTTGAAGATCATCCGCCTTGATCTCGAACCCATCCTTGTAGCGGGTGTAGAGGTCCACCAGCTTCTCCATGGCCTCGTCGATGCGCTGCTTCGACGTCTTGCTGATCGGCTTGCCCTGCCCCTGCCGGACGTGGTTCTGCAGCACGGCCGCAGTGGGCTTGACCCCCTGCGCGCGCAGCTCGTCGAGGTGCGCTTCCTGTTCCGCCCGGGACAGGTTGGTCAGCGCGATGGCAGCCTGCGCCGCCACCTCACCCTTCTCCACCGCGTGGCGGACCTTGGGGGCCAGGTCGAGCAGCGGCAGCCAGGCGGCCTTCAACGTGGAAGGCTTCACACCGAAGGCCACCGCGGTCTCCTCCAGCGACGCACCCATGTCGATCATCCGCTGTGCGTTGGTAGCGCGATCGATGATGCTCTCCTGGCGATGGATGTTGGCGGCGCGGGACACCCCGAAGATGTAGGTCTCTTCCCCGCGCTTGAACATCACCGGCAGCTTGACCGGCTCCTCACCGGCGGCCTTGGCGCGCTTCGCCGCCTCCCGCGCGTGCATCGTCCGCTGGCGACCATCTGCCACGATCACCTTGTCGCCGTCCTTGATGACCAGGACCGGCTTGAGCACGCCGTAGGTGCGGATGTTGTTGACCAAGCCCTCGTCGAGGGGGAGCTTGATGCGGGGGTCCCACAGGTAGTGATCCGCCTTAGAGCGGTGATCGGTGTCCACCCCGATGACCACCACGTCGGTGGGGTCCAGCATGAACACGTCACGCCGGGGCGCGTTGACAGCCTTCTTGTTCGCCATGGTCTCAGTCCTTTCTCAGTGCGTTGCTTGCGCGGGTTGCGCAGAGTGCGGCGTTGTGCCGCGGGCTACTTCGCCAGGGCCTGGCCGTAGAACTCCAACGTGCGAAGCAGGTCAGCCACCGCGGCCTCAGCGGTGTCCGCGTAACCGTAGTTGGTGGCGCGCATCGTCTGCTTCGGACGGCGCGGGTGATACACGGTCACACCAACGCTCCAGCCGTGGCGGCTGAAGGTCACTTCTGCCTCACCGCGGATGTCCTTGTGACGGACCATGTCCGTCCGGGCATCAACAGCAGCTTCAATCTGGGTAATCAGCTGGAACAGCGCGTCCGTGCTCATACCCTTGTTGTAGGGCATGATCAGAGTTTGTGCAAGAGGTAAAATGCAAAAACTTAGATCACACCCACCGGGTGCCACGCAGCCCACGATGCCCACCCTCATGCCCGCGGTGCAGGACGCAGTGATCACGGTCCTTTGCACGCATCGCCCGCCCCGTCTTCGCGTAGTGCACGTTCGGCGGGACCGCCTCACCGCAGCGTGGCAGCACCGCCTCTTGCCCTAGCTCCGCGGCCGCCTTGGGGCCACCGATGCGGTAGACCGCTTCGATGGTATCCCGGACTTCCTGTGAGGCTTCCTTGGCCTCCCGGATGACCTGGCGCCGCAGGGCCATTGGCCACGCTTCGATCTCCGCCAGCGCACGCACCCAGGGTCGCGTCCACCAGACCCGTGGCCAGTGCTCCGGTAGCAGTGAGTCATAGGACACCCAGAGGTGCGTTTGACCGGTTGGGCCGAAGTAGGCGACCTCCGGGTCATTCATCGGTGAGATCACACGGGCAGCTGTGGCCTCCGCGCGTACCCACCCAGCCGCCTTCAGCTTCTCCGCCGCCCGAGTGACCCGGAACGCGTGCAGGTTCCAATCACAGCGGGTGACCACCCGTCCCGTGCCGTCGCTGTTGACGTTCTTCGTCCAGTGGTTCGCCAGGTTACCGACGAACCCTTTCCCGCAGACTGGGCAGAGCTTACGGGGCACGCTTGATGACCACTAGACCGGGTAGCTGATCATCCAGCATCAAATCCACCGCGTCCATGCCGCCGGTGATCAAAGCAGCATGCATGGACTCCGCGAAGTACGGGTTGAACTTGACGTATCGAAGTAGAGACTCCAGTGCGTGCGGGTTGAGCCGCCCAGCGTAGATCGCCAACGGGGCAGCGTAGTGACGCGTGACGTACCACCCCTCCAGCAACGTCTTCATACGGGGTTCCCACTTGATCACCCACCGCATGCATTCGAAGCCTACCGCCTTGGCAAGCTGCAGCATGACGTCACGAGAGACGTCAGACAGCGCGCGCACCTCGTCCAGCGCGATGAACCCCTTAGCGGTCATCGCCTCCCGGGCATAGAGCGCCGCATGCACGCCACAGCGCACCCCTGATGTGCAGCTTCCGCCGTCGCAGCGCTGGCTCATCGCCCTGGCCTAACGTCGATCACAGGAGTAGGCGCAAGACGCTCAGCCATATCCGGCGGGACGCACTTGCGGACATACTCCAATCGCAGCTTTTGAGCGTGCTCCTCCAGCTGCGATTGACGATCAGCCTCATGCGCGCTCGTAGTGTTGCAGTGACCCAAGCCAAGGCCGATCACCACGACGATACACACGGAAACTACGGTGATAGCAGTGGTGATGTAGAAGTTCTCGCTCATCTGCTCCAGCTCCCGCTTGGCGACGCGGTCACCCAAGATGGCCGCCGCCTGCAACGCGCGCCAGCGTACCCAGATCATCCGAAGATCGTCGGGACCTTGCTGGTGCGGGACATCACCTGGTTGATGCGCCGGCGCAGTTGACCACGTCGACGATGCGACATCTTAGCCCAGGCGCGCTTGCGCTTGCGGACCTCCGAAGCGTTGGTGACCTGCGCCCAGGCAGTGAACTTGCGGATCAACCGCGCAGCACGTCCGTTCATGATCATTTGTCCTTTTCGAAGTTCTTGTGCATCCGCGAGGGCTGAGGCTTGTGATCCCGCGCGGCGTACTTCGCTCCAGGCTTGCGCGCGTACGGATTGCGCACCTCACCATGGACTTGATGGAACCGTAGTTGGCCGATCGGCATGCCCGCGTAGACCCGCACGGGATGGATGACGAAAATCTCCATTGTCCAGTGGTTGCAGAAGCCCACGTCACCGAAGCCGGCGGTGACGTGGATCGCCATGCCCAACCGCCCCACACTGCTCTTGCCGTCCAAGACCGGAACGTGCTTATGGGTCTCCGTATACTCCAAGGTCGCCGCCAGGTAGAGCACGCCAGGCTCCAGGAGGTACCCATCGTCAGGGATGCTGATCTCCTCAGTGGGGTTCTCCCGCTTGGCGTCTAGCACCGGCATGACCACCCCACCCGGGCCGAACCACCGATCGCGACTCGGCGTGTACACCAGCAGCGTCTCCCCCAAATGCACGTCATAGCTGTTACCGCCCAAGGCATGGCGGACGAAGGGGTCGATGACGATCTCACCACGGTACATGGCGTCGAGGATGCCGGTGTCGCTGAGGATCATTGCTTCGATACGTCCTTGCCGAGGTAGGACCGGAGCAGGTGATCGCCCAGCGGTTTACCGCTCAAATAAGAGCGTAGCCAAGCCAACACCTCCGGGATGTCACTGATCCTCACTGAGTCCACCCTGTCCTTCAATGGGCAGATCGCGCAACTGATCTCACCCCGCGCGGTGATGTAGCGGCCTTCGTTCCCGCACCTACACTTCATGACGCCGCTCCCGCCAGGTACCCCAGAGCCATCTCTACCACCTGCGCCCGGGACACGTCCTGCGGTAGCGCCATGGCTTCGATGTACGCGGTGACCGTGGCCTGGATGCTCTCGCTAGTGGCGTAGGCCGTACCCGCCGCGGTAGCTGCCGCCCGAGCCGCTTCCTCGACCGCGGCCTTGTCGCTGAGTATCTCCACGTCTGTGAAGTCGTACAGGTCACACAAGTCGCGGACGTCCGCCTTCTCATCCGGCGCACACCGGACGCTGAGATAGGCTTTCCACGCTGAGGGCTGCCGGTTGGTGATGGCGTCAAGCGCGGCGCGGGCCTCCGCCAGGCCAGTGGCGCGGACGAAACGGGGACCGTCCAGCTCCGCAGCGCTGACCCCCTTCTCGTCCAGCAAGATCAGTGAGCCGTAGCCAGTGAGACCTGGGTTGTCGAAGCCGGTAGGGACCAACGCGCCCACCTGGATGACGTTCTTGAGCACCGCGGCGCGGCTGTGCCAGTTGCCGGCAAAGACGTAAGGATAGAGGTGCCGGGGTAGGGCCTTGGCGTCGATGCTGTCATGGCTGTTGGCCAGCCACTTCGGCGTGTCTGCGCCACGTAGACCCAGGTGCAGGCAGAGCACGCGCTCAACACCGTCCTTCGGTGCGTCCGTACCGTCCACCAGCTCTGTGAGGGTGTCCGCCAGGTACTCATCCGCGCGGCCGGGCCGGTACGGTACGAGGTGCACTTGCCACCCATCCACGTAGAGCACATCCGGCTTCTCGTAGACCCGCAGGTTGCGCCACCCGTCCATGCTGATCAGCGCGTGATCGCCGCGCTGGTCTGACACCTGATCGTGGTTACCTACGATCAGGTGAACCATCATGACCGAGCTGTTGAGCGCATGCTGAACCTCCGCAACCATCTGCGGCGTCGGATCCGACGTGTCGAACACGTCCCCCAGGACGAAGAAGTGCTCTACACCAGCGTGCTCTGCTTGCCGACGGGCCTCCGCCAGGACCTCGACGATAGCCACTGCGCGGGTGTTGAGAGGTGCGACACGTCCCATGCTGGGGGCGCCGAAGCGCTTGTGGTTACCGACGTGGAGGTCTGCGATGAATCCGAGCGTTGCCTTCATGCCGACCACTTGCGCGACGAGGCCACGCCCTCATCTCCGCTTGGTTAAGCTGCACGAATCGCCGCCGATTCGCACATGCCCAGGTGGTAGTCCCACCACATCAACTTCTTAGCATGCCAGTACCCGAGAACGCCGTTCCGGCGCCGGTAGCGCCAGGTCGACGGATCGCTTGCGCCCCCCTGCTTCATCTCCGCCTTGATCGTGGCGAAGGTGTCACCGGTACGCAGGTCCTGGTACCGAAGACCGCAGTGGGGGCAGGCGAGATCAACACCCCACCTGCTAGCCATCCGTGTGTTCACCCTCGCGGTGCAGCCGGAGCAGCTCACGTGACTGATAGGTCCGCCAGCAGTCCGTGCAGGTGTAGGGTCGAGGGGTCGGTTCCGGCCACCGGTCGCGGCGCTTGGCATCCCACAGGATCCACAGCGCGAACGTCACCAGGGCGGGCAGAAGAACGGCGAGGTAGATCATAGCCCGTCAGGATCGTATCCCCCGTCCTCATCTGAGTCCACGTCCGCGTTGTCGGGGGTGACCACCGGGGCCGAGCTGGAACGGTACCACTCCACAGCTTCCAAGGACTTGCGCGCGGCGTTGACGTCACGGGCGCGGGCGTCGATGACCTTGAGGGTCTTAGCGTGGTCCAGCGTTGACCACTCCGTATCCCAACCGGTGTCGAACATTAGGCGGGCTCGGGCCTTGCGATACGGCCGGACCAGCTTGTTCTTCACTGCGACCACGGTGATGTCCTTACCGAGGTGCTGACCTCCCGCGTCCTTGATCGCACGACCACCGAACAGCTGGACGCGCACTGAGGCATGGAATTTGACCGCCTTGCCGCCGGGGGTGACATGCTTGTCGCCGAACAGGACGCCGATGTTCGCGCGCACCTGGTTGATCAGCATCAAATGGCAGCGGGCCTTCGCCACCAGCGGGGACAGCACACGCATCGCTTGAGAGATGCCCTTGGCGCGCTTGTCGAAGCTGTCCTTGTCAGGCAGCCCTTGCTCCGCCTCTTCCTTCGACATGGTGGCCGCCAGTGAATCCCACCCGATGAACACCGGGCCGACATCCGGCGGGATGGATTCCAAGGTCAGCTCGATCTGCCGGGTTGCCTCATCAAGGTGACCGGGCTGTAACAAGATGACCTTGTCCAGGTCGACACCGAAGACCTTGGCGCGCTGAGAGTCCAACGCCACCTCCGTTTCGACCATCACAGCGATGCCGCCTGCACGTTGTGCACCCGCCAGCGCGGCGAGCAGCAAGCTGGTCTTGCCGCCACCTTCCTCAGAGAACACCTCTGAGATTCGTCCAACCGGCCACCCGCCGCAACCGATCACGTACTTGTCAAGAACCTCCAGGCCGGACGGGATGGCCTCTTTGACGTCTGACCTGGCACCTTGCCCCAGGATGGTGGCCGCACCTTTGAAGCCCTTGTTGATGGCCGCCATGATCTTGGCGATCTCAGCGGGCGTCTTCGTCTTACTGCTCATCGGTCCTCCCGGCGGTGAAAGTGACGCAAGGGGCAGCCCTTCGGGGACCACTTGAGCCCGGATGGCCAGTGGTCACGCACCCGTTCCCGCAGGTGCCGAAGGACTGCCCCTCTTGTCGAAGAGGTTGCCTAGTAGTCCAGATCCTCGTCGTCGCTGTCGACGTCGATCACGTCGGACGGCTTCACCCGATCCGGCTTGGGGGCGGCCGGTGCACGGCTGCGCGACCCCAGCAGGTGGCCGATGATCGTACCACCGAGGCGGTTGCTGATCTCATGCTCCTCCTGGATCACCACGAAGCTGGACAGGTCCGCCGCGTCCGTCAGCCACTCGTTCATCTGACGGGCGTCCGGGTGCAACGGGCTGTTCTTACGCTGGGCGACCACCTTGTACTCAGTGGACATGCCCGACCCAGTCTTCTCGACGATCAGATCGAAGCCGCCCTCACCGGGGTCTGTGGGGTTGTCACCCGTGGTGCGGATGAGGTCCTTGATCGCGTTGTAGATCTGGGGACCGAACTCCGCCATCTGCGGGCCGAGATCCGGGTTGGCGCGGTCCACCAGGTTGGCGATGTAGCGCTGGCGGGCGGTGATGTCCTTGGACAGCTTGCGATCCGCGTCGGTGCCGCGGGACAGCTTGGTCGCCGCCTGGCAGACAGGGCACGCCTTCTTGACCATCTTATTGGGGCAGGGACCACCCCATGCCTTGCCGCCTTCCGCCGCACCGACGAAATGCTTCCAGAAAGGGACGATCGCCTTCTGACCATGGACACCGGGGAGGACGCGGATGATGCTGCGCCCGTCCTTGAACTGGTAGAACTGGCCGCCTCCACCCTGGTTGAAGCCGATGGCCTTCTCCTGGGCGTCGAGATCGTCCAGGTCGAGCGGGGTGAACTTTACGAGATCAGTAGACATTGCTCTCTTCTTTCAGCGTGTTGGGCGTGTGGCGGGATTGCCGGGTTGCCCTTCAACGTTCACGAATGTGGGACGCACCCATCTCAGCACGGATGTGCGCACCCAAGGACATGACCATGTCCCGCTTGGCGATCACCGCATCAAGCCGGGCCTTGGCGGCGAGCTTGGCAGCCTCTGCCTCGATCTCCGCCATCTTGGTGGTCTGATACTCCGCAGAGCCCTCGACGCGGGCGTCGACGTCATCCACGGTCAGCTTGGTAGTGGCAGTCTCCCGGATG